TATTAGTGTAAAAACAGTTGCAGACAAAGTTTTTAATTTATTAAAAGGCTACGGTTATGCAGTTGACAAATTTGATAAGAATGGCGACATAGTTGGCGATCCAGCAGAAGCAACTAGATTTTTTGTTGAAGATCCAAACTTACTTGTTACACTTAATGTCCCTACAGAGGAGATTAAATTAAGTGTCAGTGAAAATTCAGAAGATATTGACACTTTAAGAAAACAATTAGATCATGTTGCAAGAGACTTCTTAATGAATATAGATTTTAGAGTATTCGGTAAAACACTAAAGCCACAAAGTGAAACAGTAAATGTTGCAAAGACAAAAGAGAAAGATATGGCAGTAGTACAAGAAGCAAGTTTAGGTTCAGCATTTGGATCTACAAAAACAAGTTATCAACCACTAGATAGTGTTAAAATTGTTGTTAAACACAGCAAGCCTGTAAATGAAGAAGTACGTGGTTCACGTAGTAGAAACATCAGCAAAATTTTTATACAAGCAAACGAAGAAAGATTTGCTTTTCCAAGTAAAAATTTAGCAGGTGCTAGAGCAATGGCAAGACACATTTATAATGGTGGTGCTATGCACGACACAATCGGTGAAAGCATTGTCAAGATGTGTGAAGATCTTAAAACTCTTAGAGGCTTTGTAGGTTATGTAAACAAGCAAGGTTTAGTAAATGAAGATAACGAAACGTATGTAACATTAGCAAAAGAACACATTGGCAATATTAGAAACACATTTAAAAAATTAAGTGGTGTAAAAACTTATGCAAACGCAGTTGAAAATATCTCTGAATTTAATAACCTTGAAATATTAGAAGATGATATTGATTTAGAAAGCAAATTTACTGAAACACATTTTGATGACAAAGTTGCAAATGCAGTTGAAACATTAAAACACCTTTCAACTAAACAAACAGCATTTGAAAGTGTTATAATGACAGCAATTGAGTCAGAAACATTTGATGGTATTAAAGATAAGTTAGCAGAAAGTGACGTAATTGACTTTGCAGATGCTAATGCTAAGTTAGGATACCAAGTTTCACAATTAAGCAATACAGCAAAAAATCAAAAATTAGCAAGTTATTTGGACAGCATAGGTTCAAAACTTAACAACGGTGGCGGCTTAGATCCATTTGAATACCGAGCAGTTAAGGCAAGTCTTTTATCAGCAGGAAACAGTAAGCCTGTTTATGCAGAAAGTTTTAATGAACTTGATAAGTATGAAGACTTTATTGGTAGTTTTGTAGAAGACGGCCAGAATTTTTCTAGCAGTATAAACACAACGACTAATTAAACTATGTAAAGTATTTGTCAACAATACTATAAAAAGGTTGACAACATGGCACAAAGAATATAAAATAAGGCACAGTAGCAGAAATGTTACGAACATGGCAAAAACATATAAGGAGAAATTATTATGGCATCTTTGGCAGAAATAAGGGCTAAATTGGCAAGCATGGAGAACAACAAAAGTTCTAGCCAATCATCAACAGGCGGCGACAACGCCATTTATCCACACTGGAATATCGACGAAGGCACTTCAGCAACATTGAGGTTCTTGCCTGACGCAGATACTAACAACACTTTTTTCTGGGTAGAAAGACAAATGATTCGTTTGACTTTCCCAGGCGTAAAAGGTGGGGATATGAAACCTGTAACAGTACAAGTACCATGTGCAGAAATGTATGGCGATACTTGTCCAGTACTAACTGAGGTAAGACCTTGGTTTAAAGATCCAAGTCTCGAAGACATGGGTCGTAAGTATTGGAAAAAAAGAAGTTACATTTTCCAAGGATTTGTAACTGAAAACCCACTTAACGAAACAGCACCTGATAATCCAATCAGACGTTTTGTTATTTCACCTCAAATCTTTAACATTATTAAATCAGCATTGATGGACCCAGATATGGAAAATCTACCAACTGATTATATGAATGGTACTGATTTTAGAGTAACTAAAACAACCAAAGGTCAATACGCAGACTACAGTACGTCTAAATGGGCTCGTAAAGAGAGAGCATTAAATGAAACTGAACTGGCGGCGGTTGATCAAAACGGTCTGTACACATTGTCTGAGTTCTTACCTAAGAGACCAGGACAAGAGGAACTACAAGCGATTGCTGAAATGTTCCAAGCAAGTGTAGACGGTGAGTTGTATGATGTTGAGAAATGGGGTAACTTCTATAAGCCGTATGGTGTTGAAGTTCCTGCATCAGCAGTAAAAGTACAAACACCAGCACCTTCAGTACAGGCAGAATCAAATGCCCCTCTGGCAGAAGCAGTTGTACCATCTTCAACTGCACCGGCAACTGAGGCTCCAGCAACAGCACCTGCACCAGCAGAGCCTGTAGCAGAAGCACCAGCACCTGCACCAGCGGCAGAAAGCGGAGAGAAACCAAGTGCGGATGATATCCTCAATATGATCAGAAATAGAACATAAGGAGACATCATGCAAAAACCATTTGATTTAACAAAGTTCAGAACGGGTATAACAAAAGGAATATCTGGCATTAGTGCTGGATTCCATGATCCACAGGATTGGATATCAACTGGTAACTACACACTAAATTACTTAATCAGTGGGGACTTCCATAAAGGAGTCCCTCTTGGTAAAGTGAGTGTATTTGCTGGAGAGTCTGGTTCAGGTAAAAGTTTTATTTGTTCTGGTAACCTTGTGAAAAACGCACAAGACCACGGCTGTCAAGTTGTATTGTTTGACAGTGAAAACGCACTTGATGAAGATTGGCTACAAGCATTAGATGTAGATACTAGTCCTGAGAAACTTCTCAAAATTAGTGTTAGCATGATTGATGATGTTGCTAAAACAATCAGTGAATTTGTAAAAGACTATAAATCTAACTATGGTGACTTACCATATAATGAACAACCTAAAATGCTATTTGTAATTGATAGTTTAGGTATGTTACTTACACCAACTGACGTAGCACAATTTGAAAAAGGTGATATGAAAGGTGACATGGGTAGAAAACCAAAGGCACTAACAGCCTTAGTTAGAAATACAGTAAACCAACTAGCACCACATCCAATTGGACTTGTTGCTACTAACCATACATACGCATCACAAGATATGTTTGACCCTGATGATAAAATCAGTGGAGGACAAGGTTTTGTGTATGCTTCAAGTATTGTAGTTGCAATGAAGAAACTTAAACTCAAAGAAGATGAGGATGGTAACAAAACTAGTACTGTACAAGGTATTAGAGCGGCATGTAAAGTAATGAAAACTCGTTACAGCAAACCGTTTGAAAGTGTACAAGTTAAAATACCATATGAGACAGGAATGAATCCTTACTCAGGTATTTTAGAATTGCTAGAAGCAAAAGGTATCGTTACAAAAACTGGTAATAAACTTGAATATACATCACCTGTTACAGGCGAGATTATTAAAGAGTTTAGAAAGCAGTGGACTGAAGAACGTTTACAAGTAGTTATGGACGAGTGGAATCAGATTCCAGAAATAGCAAATGATGAAGATCTAAGCGATTTGGTAGATGACGAAACTTTAGTTGATGAACCAGAGGAGTTAAATGATGAATCCTGATATTAGTTTACTATTAGAATTATGGGATGGTATGAAAACATACATTCCTGTAAAAGATAGAATTCAGGCCGCAGAACATTTAGTTAGTTTAACTGATGAGCATTTAGACTTAGCAGATCTAGAAGACTATCTAGAAATGTTTGATTCAGTAATGAAAGCCGCAATTAAGAGTCATTATGGTCATGAAGATGACGATGATGATTCAGATGACTGGGATTAAGTATGGCAGGTTGGTATAATTCAGTAGTAGATGACTTAGGAAAGATTGTTGACTCAATTGAGTACTTCGAAAATGAACTAGAAGAAGCCAAGTACGAATGCGGAATTAAAGGCAGTCTAGAGAAATCTAGTTCTGCCTTACCCGGCATTACAGAACATCGCTTTAACCAGTTACAAGAAATAGAAGCAATACTAGAACACTTAAATATAGAACTTCGCAGAGAACGTTCTAAAACATTTAG